GAAACGCAGTTGGTTCTTCTAACTTATCCATCTGTGCTAAATAACTTTCTGTTGGCGGCGAGCAACTAACCAAGAATACTATTAGAGCAATTACAACGATTAACATTATCTTTTTCATTCTTCCTCGCCCCCATCATTGTTGATATTTTGATCTATTAAATCTTCCATTCTCAAAGACTCTGGGTTATCTAACGTAAGACCGTTCTCAAGTTTTATTCTATCTACGATTTCTTGTTGTTGATCGCTTGATAAAGTTCTGTAAATTCTTTCAACCGCCGTTTTTATATCAGCGACACCCATGTTCTTAGCTTGGCCCCAAGTAGTAATAAGTTCCATGTCGCTCGCTTTAGCATAGTCAGGAAATTGTACTCTTACATTGCAATTATCAAAATCGACATCGGCCATAGTCTCAATACCAGGTTGTTCATCGATATAACCATTGTTCAACAAAAAACTATTTAGTTCTAGAAGCTTCAATAAGATGCTTTCTAAATAAGGGCCCCAACGCCCTATCATTTCGTTTCTAGTATCTATTGTGTCTTTTTCTCGCTCTTGCTGTGACTCTGGTCCGGCAACTATCGATTCAAACCCAGCCGCTAAACCGCCTAAGCTCGTCGGTGATATATGAGCATTTGCACATATCATTCCAACTTCCATTCGCCATTTCTTAACAAATGAGTCTGTTCTGTCGGTTCCCGAAAGGACTGTTGCCGCCGGTTCTTTGCCTTGCGCTTGATCCATATCAACTTTAGGGCTAACATAATTAGTTTTAAATTTGTCTTTACCGGTTACTTTGCCTTGATCGTCTTTATCCATCCATTCAATTGGATATACATAAATCGATTTGTTTTCTCTAACTTCACTGGTGTTTTCTGAATAGAGTTCATCTAGTTTGTCAAAAGAAGATAGAACTCCTGAGTAATCTGATTCACCGTACCATGAACCCGGGAAGTCTTTGTTAGGTAAACGGTTTGGTTTTTCAAAAGCCAACATTCCTTTAAGGCCAGGAAAGACATAAGTTTCTTGCGCAATGCCCCCCATAAGTTCAGGGCAGTGGTTATTCCAATCATTAAACTTGATTGGTATTTCTTTGCTGTCTTTTAATTCGTACAAGTCGTATGTAATTATTGCATCGCCCAACTCAACGGCGTTTCTTTGTTCTTTGTAAACCCATTGTCTTGCGTACGCTAATATATCCTCATCGCTTGGGAACACAGATGTTGGTCTAACTGTAGTGTATATTTCGTCTCTACGATACTTTTTATTTTTCTTGGCGTTGCTATACCATTCATGGAATGTAATGGCGGTGGTATGCCCTCTTTCTTTTGTTACACTGAATAATCTAGCGTCTGCCGTTTCAACAATCGGGAAAGGCGATATCTGTCTATCAAAAGATAGTTTAATCGCATGATGCCCTGAATAGCTTTCTTCAACAGTCGCTTTCTTAACATTGTCTATCAAATTGACTTTAGGTATGATCACATCAACAAGGATACTTCTTAATTTCTTTGAAGCTTCTTCATCAACATCTTCTGTCACATTACCGTTTTCATCAACCTTAAACACTTCAACATCAATAGTTACTGGTTGGCCCCATAAGAGCCTAGACTTCTTGTTAGATATCAAGGATGGCATTCCTGTATGTACTTTGATAATGTCATCAGGTGCTACTCGCCAAAACATTCTAGTATCAACAACTGACTCTTGCCCTAATACTATTTTTTGATTTTTGTAATAGTTTGAGAGGATGTATTCATCACCCATAAACCACACTAGGTATTGCGTTAAAAGTCTTGACCTACGTTCTGAGGTCATGTATTCAGCTCCTAACCTGGAAAAGTCAGGGTTATATTTTATCTTGTCGTTCAATCTTAAAAGCCCCCTCTCAAGCTTAGCGTCATAGCGCGCATTGAAGTAATCTGAAATTTTAGTTAATATTCCCATACCATCAACTCACTCTCTTAGCCGCTAATAATAGTTTGTTCATATGTCTTGTTTCTCCGTACTCGACCGCATCCATGATATCGTTCATTGGAAGGTTGTTATCTTCTCTTTCCTTACCCTCTTTACCTTTAACCCACACGGCCGCCATATATGCATTGTAAGCAGCTATCGCTTGGTTGTGTATGTATAGCCTCTTTAGTGTAAACAAGATGATGTTAAGGTCTACACGCTCTTTAATCGTCGCTTTGTAACTAGGGGCTATCGCTATAGGTAAACCCGCAGTTTGTAAGTCTTTAATATAGTTGCCCTCTGCAGAATCTACAAAAGCTCCATCGATAAGATTTAAGATATTGCTATGTCTTGTTAAAAAACCTCTTAACCTATCGGTTTTATAACCGTATCCAACTGATCGACCGTTTTGTTCTGATTTGAAAACTTCAATATCTACAATAGCAGCGTATTCAAAATTCTTTGAAAAACCTAATAACGCGAATACGTTGGTTGCTCGATTCTCTGCGATGTCGACACCGATTGTAAATCTAGATAGCGGATGCTTAAGTTTTCCATTTGCGTCTTCCGCATAGATATCAACGATGCAATCAGGGTTCATGTAGTCAGCAAATATCATTTTACCCCATTTGCCGCGTTCACCCAAAGTTCTGGTTTTATGATAAAAAGAACCCACTGGATAAAGCGTCCTTAGGTTCCGTTTTTGTTTTCGATTCAAAGCTGGGTTGTCCTCAAAATCCCAATGCATGTAATAATATCCGCGCTTTTTTGTTTTAACCGAATTCATGTCGCTTATGATAGAAGCCGGTGCATTACCAATTATTAAGCATTTGTTGATGCGGTTCTGATATATTGGATGATTTGGATCATCGCCGTTAAGAGTGCATATTGTTATCGGATGTTCTGTTGCCCCTTGCCGCGCAAAGGTTTCATTTACAAATAATTCATCCGCTATGTTAATTTCATCAATAAGAATTGTTTCGATATCCTTACCAAGTATTTTCTTCCATTTTGATGTATCAGCATAACCAGCTAACAATATCTTTTTATCAGTCCCAAGTACCGCTACATAGTAACCGCCAATCTCGTCTTTTTTAATTCTGTAATAATCAGGAAACATTGTTAACAAACCTAACTTAGCGTTAAGAATATTATCATTGATTGAATCTGTATCTTTTGCGGCGATCAATGCAAACTTAGCTTTTTGAGATTGAACTCTATGATGAAATCCAACAATCGCTGTTACCGATTTTGCGGAACGTATAGTTCCTTCGAAACAAATAAACCTTGTCTCGTAAATCGTTTGTCCAGTATCCTGATCGTATATATCTTCACTTAATCCAATCCATGATAACGCATCTAGTATCTTGCTGTTAAATTGGATGTCAGGGGCGACAGTAAGAACGCTGCTAATCATCGTCAGAACCCTCGATTATTTCTTGAGGTTGTTCTTCCTCGTCTTCTTCAAATTGGATTGAGTTATCTACTCGTTGCAACTTACTGGCCGTTGTAACTCTTTCTTTCATAGCTTCTAGTAATTTATCTTCTGTGGTTTTAGTTCCGCTAGTAACGTTATCATTGCTCTTATCCATAATGTTTATAAGAAGTTTTGACGCCTCTATCTGATCTCGCATCGATATTCTTTTATCGATGAGTTTCGGTTCTTCTAATTTTGTGACAATTCTTTTACCGTTGCGATAAGTTATCTTCTCGGTCTTCACCATAACAACAACTTGCTCCGTAAGCTCTCCGCGCAACCCCATTGTCATTCTTCTTTTTGCTTCATCGATGCTAGCCATGATCTCGGTGTCTTGTTCGCCAATCAGGAATTGTATATACGCGCGAACCTTGTCGTTCCTATACAGTCGGCTTCCTTGCCAACTCGCAGAGTTGGCACTATAACCTGCCTCTAGCGCCGCTTTTGTTTTATTGCCATATATAACATAATATTCCGCAAACCTTCGTTGCTTAAAATTTAGTCCTTGCAATATGCCCGTCTTGTATTGAGCTACATTTGAAGGCTTCGGCTGCATTTTCTTTTTAGGCATGAGTCAAAACCCCTCTTTCAGTCTTAAAACCAATAAATGCTAAATTCTTTCTTTTAAAAACAAAAAAAGACTCTTAAAAACTAAAGTCTTTTTGGTTGCAAATGCATATAAGTGCATCTTACTATATAAATACTCTTTTAAATGCTTAATATATAATAACTAGTATATGCATAATATAACTAGGAAAATTGCTTTCTTCTAGAGAGTCGAAAGGAGTTAAGAGCTCTCTAGAAGAATAGGAGAAAAGTATGGAATGAAAACAAACCAGGAATTAATAAATATAAAAAAGAAGCGTTTTTACACACTTCCTTTACAATATCATTATATCACGTTGTTTTTAAATAGTTACTCCCGAGTTACTCCCGAGTTTGTTGCTAAAGTGATTTTCTCGTATTATACCATTTAACTCTGATTTAACATTCCAAATTGTCTTTAATTCATAGCCGGGGATTTCGTCCATTATTTCCTCGTTTGTTTTACCATCTATATATGCAAGGATAAAAACTTTTAGTTTCAAATCTTCTTTGCCTCTAGACTCAACTCTTTTTAACATCTTAGACCCTAAATTTCTTAACTTATTCAAAGTCTTTTCTTTGTCAGCTATAATCATTCTATATTTTTCAATATAACTAGTTAGTTCTGCTATTCTTATTAATATTTGTTCGTCAGATTGCCTCGAACTAGAGCCTTGTACTCTTGGCTGATCGTAAGTGACAGCTTTGTAAGCTGGCGGCCCGGATATTTTTATTAAATGTTCTCGCTCTTGTTCGTAGTTTTTAAGAATTTCTTTGTTGCTATTTATTTCAAAACGTACTCTATGCACATTACCATAATAATCAAATGCCATTATGCCTTCGCCTCCTCTTCTTTTTCATTTTTAACTTCAAGCTCAAAACGGATCAAAGCAACAATCATTCTGTCAAGTAACGCTTTGGGCTTGCTCTTAAGTTTGGAATAATTTATCTTGAACGTTTGGCAGACATGCTCTTGTGTCTCTTTGATAAGCAATTGGGATTCCTTCGATATGCCTTTTTGAGTTAACCTTTTCA